AGAATTAACTGTTGATTCACGTACAGTAGGTTTAGATGGCACAGATGAGATGGGTATTCTTGATTATGTAAAGAGAGAATCGTATTTGACTCAATTCTTTTGGGCTCCAGATGCGGCGCCTGATACTTTACTTTGGAATACGCGAGTATTGCCTATGCAACTAGATAATTTTCAGGGCGAAATTCATATGACACCACTTGCTCATATGGCAACTTGTTTTAATCGTTGGCAAGGTTCTCTGAAATTTCGATTTCAGATTGTAAAGAGTGATTTCCATAAAGGTCGTATTTTGGCCAGATGGGATCCAAATCAATTTACTTCGTCAGTTAATTATAATATTAACTATTCACGTGTTATTGATATTGCTGAAACCGATGATTTTGAAATTGTTGTTGGTTGGGGTCAGAATACCCCATGGAAACAATGTGGTGTTCCGTATGATACAGGATCCAATTTTTCATCTTTTTCTAGATTGCCTGCCAATTATATTGAAGCAAATGGTGTGCTTGAGCTAACAGTTCTTAATGATCTGGTATGCCCAAGTGTTGATGCACCCATTTTTATCAATGTATTTGTATCTGCTTGTGATGATTTTAAGTTGGCTGAGCCTAAGAATTATGACTTAGCTGATTATCATTTATTTCCTGAACCTTTAGTTGCTCAATCTTCTAAATTAGAAGAATTAGCAGAGGTTGATGAAATTTTAGAATCACAAAGTAGTTCTCCCAATGTGGAGACTGGCGATATTACTGCTTCAGATAAGCCAACTTCTTCTGGAGAGATTATGACTATTGCCAAAAAGTCACAAGAGGAAGATGCAACTTATTTGGTATTTTATGGTGACCCACCTTGCTCAATTCGCGAATTGTGCAAGCGTTACACTTTTACTAGATTTTGGTATCCTACAGAGGCTAGTTCTGATGCAATTCGTGTTAACGAGTTGAGGAATAAAGACATGCCTTATTATACAGGATATGATCCGCAAGGTATTGATCTAGCAGTTGATGGTGTAACACCCCTTACAGTGGGACCCACCACATTTACTTCTTGGTTTACGCCAGCGTATGCTGGTTATCGTGGAGCTATGCGTAAGAAATATTTCTTTACCGCAGATAACACCACTCAAACACCACTAGTAACTCGTGATATATTTTATAACACTGGAAATGGTACATTTTTCAATTCCGAATCGTTGTTAGCGGCAGGTAGAGCGGTTATTCAGAAGTTCCTTTCGGCTAAATGGGCATTGAGCTCTGGCAATGGAGCTGCTGCGACAAATTTATCTATTAATAATTCTATTGAGGTAGAATTGCCTTTTTATAGACCAAGTAGGTTTGCTCCAGCACGAACTATTGAAGCTCAGGTTTTGCCTAGCAATTCCCATTTAGTTCGAACCGTAGATACTAATATAACAGGTGCTACTCCAGCTCCAGCAACTGTATATCAGCAACATGATGCAGTTGGAGAAGATTTTTCATTGTTCTTCTTTACTGGAGTACCTATTTATTACCAATATGTAGTTACTGAAGCTTCATAAGTATCTTTTGTATATTATTGTATAGTTTATTTATATTTCTCAGAATCAAACGTAAGATTCTAGTTCTGAGATCTAATTTTTGTTTTTAGAATCGACACTCACCCTAAGTCCAAGACGGACATTGTGGGAATCATGAGGATGGCCCTCATGTGAGGCACTAGCGTGTCTTGAGACTAATCTAGCTCTTTTATGAGTGATCTGGTATTTTACCTGGAGATTAGTCTCCAGGGTTTTTGCCCAGGTCATAAATTTAAGAGTCAGACGTCTCGCCTGTACATTTTAGCCACAATGGTTTTATCTCCTGTTCTTTTGGAGGGTTTTAACTACCATTGCAGGAATGTACATAGTTCAATGTTGATAAGACATTGGGCG